GTTTTTCTCATCTTTTGTAGTATCGGCCGCTTATATCGTCTTTCTACATAGCCGTCGGAGCGGGCGGTCTCAAAGGTTTTTTCAAATACTGTCATTTTATCTAATTCATTACAAGTTTGTCGACCTCGTATATATCTACGATACCTGGTTCGTCTTTTTCTTTATCTATAAATGTATCTATATCTTCTACTGGATATCCTTTTCTTAACGAATCTTTCATACACTTTAAATACATTATATGTTTTTTTGATGAACGATTTATTTGATGTCGTATTGTTGTTACCAAATATCGACCGGATATTGTAGGATCGTTATCTCTTTGTGTTTTTTCATCAAATGGTTCATAAGATGGCATTTCAAAAGAAATTAAATCACCTGCTTGTAAACCTGTAAATCCATTTAATACAAGTTCTATTTCAAAAGACGTAAGAGCTAAACGTTGTGATAATCTACGTTGTAATATATTTTTAATTGGCGGATGTTCTACTACGTTACCTGTTTCTGTATAATGAGTAGCAGAGGTATCAGGATGAATATAGAGTGTTGATTCAGCAAAATCAGCAAAAGACTTACCCTCTCGCACATAATTAGGTAATATGCCTTTATCTACTGTTTTTGTACCGTCTTTACTATTGTCCGTATGTATTTGATTTTCGTATTCGTTTAAATAGTTAAAATCTGTTTCTACGAATGTCTTTGTTAATAAATCATGTGTAATAAGTTTACTTGCATAAACACCATTTCTTAAATTTTTAAGTGTATCAAATTGACTTAAAATTTTATATTTAATTACCTGTTGCATTTCGTTTTTAATATCTTTTTCATGTGAGGCATCTGCAACATTTGAAGGTTTTGGTCTATAACGTGCTAATACTGGTCTTGCCGTATTTGCTTCAACAGCTAATAGACTGTCTATTGAACGATAATTAAAACCTAAACTTGTTTCATAAAAATAATAACCTGTACCATAATGTTTTTGACTTTCAGTGATAAGAGACAATTGGTCAATTAAATCAAATGGTCTAATTCTTGTAAAAACGTGCTTACGTAAACCAACAGATGGTTCAAATAAAAGAGCCTTTTTTGAGTTTAAAAATTCTGGTCGTTTTACAATATTTGACACCATAGTACTATAAGTTTCTGTATTTACACCATTGCAAGCAATTAATTCATTATCAATCATTTCTTTACTGCAAAAATGAACAAGATACATTTGTGAACGAGGCGATAATGATTCACGTTTTGTTATTTTATAAACGTACATTGGGTGACCAGTTTTAATTGTACAATCATAACCTTTTGATAGTGATGGCGTAAAAAATTTAAATTCTAATCTTTCATTTCCTGTCAAAGGTAATTTACCAATAATATTATTTGAATCTACAACTAATAAATTGCCTGATAATGTTTTATTAAAAATACTTTCATAGATATTCATATCTACAACTAGAGCGGTGATGTCCATTTTTACTGGTTCGCCACTGCCATCCATGCTACGATAAGATACAAAAATTAAGTTTGAAAGTACATATGCTCCAGGTTTATTTAAAACACTGCTATCAAGTGTATCGTAAATTGAAGCCATAATTAATTATTCTGATAATAAGTTTTCAAATTCTTCTAGTAATGCAGGTAAATATCCTGTATTTAATAATTTAATTTGTCTTTTTTGATCTTGTATTCTTTCTTCATACTCTCTATTGGTGACTGCAACAGCGCCTGCAACATTGCTATTAACCTCTATTTTATGTGAGTAATCTGATGGACCTTCGCCAGATGTTTTACCACTTGATTGTGTAATTTCGTAATGATGTATACCGTTTGGGTTTGTATATTTTTCATTCATATATTTTTCAAATTCATATGTTGTTAACGGCCACCCATAATAACGATCTGTAATATTATTTGTTAATAAGATCACCCAATGAAAGTAAGGCGAACCAAAATGTTTTAGTGATGTAATTTCAGGCGTCTCTCCTTCAGGTACATCATATAAATCATATAAACTTGCAACATCCATAATTTTTGTTCTCACTTTTACACGTGCTAGTAAGTCTGTAACTAGTTTTTCATTACCATCACCTTTTAAATCATAAAAACCTCTAGGAAAATATGAAAAGTACATTAAAATCCTTCGTTAATTGTGCCTTTAGTCATTATTTCTGTTTCAGCAAATTGTAGTGTCATTTTGGTATAAATTGGAGCAGCACCAATATCATCTCCTACAAATGTACTAAAAACATTTTCGTCACCGTGTTGTAAATCTAAAGACTTTAATACACATTTACTTATTTTAGGAATATATGTATTTGCTTTTTCCATATACATATAAGTTAATTGAAATTGTGATGGTACAATAAAATCGTTTTGAGGCGTTAAATCGGGGTGCATATGAAATTTTAATAAATTAATTATTTTTTGAGCTGAGTCTAATTCTCTTTTATTTTTAGGAGCAAATTCAAACGTATATTGGAATTCTCTCATTGGCACACCCTTAAATACCATTTCTAAATTATTATTAAAAGCCTTACCTGTTACTTTTTGTGCAGCAGCTTTTAAATCACCTGGACCAGGAGTTAACGCTGATGCTGCTGCTATAATTTCAGCACCAAATTTAGTACCAACTTCTCCTAACCTGGAAAGTAAATCGCCACTCGCTGCTCCTAATACATCAGCTAATGCTCCTAGTTCTGTACCTTCATGTTGAACGCTATAACTTGTTTTTATTCCTGGCGGTGTATATAAAACTATTGTATCTGCTACTTCTGTGTGCCTACTTTTTGTAAATCCTTGACTCGTTTCTTGTGGTATGACAAAAAATTTATTTTTTGCTAAATTGAATTGAGTATCAGTAACACGTTTGCTAATACCTGATTGTTGTAATCTACTATTTCTACCCGCTCTGCCTAATGCACCTGGAATATCTACATTTAATTGTTTGCTTGAACCTTTGAAATCTCGTGCTTTAACATTACCTGATGTTATGGTTCTTAAACAATCAATAAACAAATAATGGCCTGAACCTAAATTTTGTACATCTTCAGGATAATACACAACACCGTATTGAAAATTAGGTATTGTCATATGTTTTATAGGATTTACGTCATTTATTTCTAATGGAGATTTATTTAATATTTTTGCTGCGGCCGTATTTTGAGCTGCTAAATTTTTTGCCTTGCTCATTAAACCAGAGAGTACACCGCCAGCGAGACCACCAGCCATACCTAATATACCACCGCCTGTTAAGCCTGTGGTTAGATTACCCATATTTTTTTGAACAATACTTGCGACTTTTCCTAACACGATAAATACCTTTGTTAACTATATTTATATGATATGAGAGGCAGTTATAAAGGTTTATATAGACCATCTTACCCCAAAAAATACGTAGGCGATCCAACAAGAATTGTTTATCGTTCTTTATTAGAAAGACGTATGATGGTTTATTTAGATAAGAATGAAGATATTGAATATTGGAGTTCAGAAGAATTGCCAATTATATATCGTTCGCCAATAGATTATAGAATACACAGATACTTTCCTGATTTTATATTTAAGTTAAAAAAAGGTAAAAAGTTTATGGTAGAAGTTAAACCTTATAGACAATGTTTTCCACCAAAGAAGCCTAAAAAACAAAATAGGTCATATATGCGTGAACAATTAGAATATATTAAAAACAACGCTAAATGGGAAGCTGCAAAAATCTATTGTAAAGACAATGATTTAGAGTTTAAAATATTTACTGAAAAAGAGTTAGGTGTCGTTTTTTAACATAAATATATTAAATGGCAAGTATTTTAGATAGTCTTAAAAACAAACAAGGTGACACTGTAAAATCGGCCTCTTGGTATAGAAATGCTATATCAGATTTAGGCGGTATATCAGCAAATAAATTAATGAGAGAAGGACGACTTACAGGTCGGCCAAATATTGGTTTATTAAATTTGTTTTTTTATGACCCAAAGTATAAAAAAACATTACCATATTATGATACTTTTCCGCTTGTATTGCCATTAGAGACAATAAAAGGTGGTTTTAGTGGTTTAAATTTTCACTATTTACCACCATTAGCAAGAATAAGATTATTAGAACAAATGCAAAGATTTTCTACAAATAACAAAAACAATACGACTACACGATTTGATGTAAGTTATTCACGTGTTAAAAATAATCCATTAGTTCGACCTACAATTAAAAAGTATTTGTTTAAACACGTTAGATCAGGCTTTTTAAGAATAGAATATGATAAAGCGGCAATTGCTTGTTATTTACCAGTTCAACAATTTCAAAAAAGTTCTGCAGCTTCTGTATATGCAGCTTCAAGGAGTTCTATCTAATGGCAATTTTAAGAGGCGGTGTTCGTATTGGTGGTTTTGATATACGATTAGGTCTACCACGTGATCGTTCATTAGATAATATTGAAAATGACCCTCGTTTTAGACAAAAGGCAGGCGGTAATCCAGAAACAACCTTGGGCCGTTTTCAAGGTTATGTAAATGAAGCAGAAGGCTTTGCTCGTAAAGCAAGATTTTATGTTGAGTTTAATTTACCTAGAAGTAATAATGGATTAGATACAACAACCAATTTAAATTCTGAACCATCTGTATCACAACTTGAAGCTAGAACCACATTTAAAGATCAAGGCACAATGACATCACTACATAAAGCAAATGGTCGCCGAGTTCAAGCATTTTGCACATCTATATCTATGCCTAATAGAACAATTGAATCAAAAGAAATTCGTACACATGGCCCTGCTAGACAAATTGCCCATGATTATAAATCAGAAGATATAACTGCTACTTTTTATTGTGATAAGTTTTTAAGAGAAAGATCATATTTTGAAACTTGGCAATCGGCAGTATTCAGTACAACATCACATAATTTTAATTTTTATGATAATTATGTATCAGATATTAATATATTTCAATTAGGTCAATTTGCAAGTCGTAATGAAAGAGATGATGTAACATATGCTGTTAAATTATTTGAATGTTATCCTAAAGTTATAAGTCCTGTTGAATATAGTTATGAAACAAATGGCATACAAACATTTACAGTTACTTTTACTTTTAGATATTGGATAAATTATTTCCTAGATAGATCAGGTAACATAGAATTAGGTAAAGCAAACTTTAGAAGCGTTGATGTTAAGAGTAAATTTGGCGCTTTAGGTGGCTTACTAAATAGATTACCACCAGAATTAAGACGAGCTGGCATAGATGTAATTCAAGGCTTGAAAAGAAGAATACCGATTGGTGGTATTACAGGTGGCCGTGTATTTCCGCCTTTCGGAGGTTTACCGCCAATTAACTTATAACAAAGGAGTATATTATGTCTTTACCAAAGGTAGAAGTTCCAACATATGAATTGACCCTACCATCAGAAGATAAAAAAATAAAGTACAGACCTTTTTTAGTGAAAGAAGAAAAAATACTTTTTATAGCACTAGAAACAGGCAAAGAAAATGATATGTTAAACGCATTAAAAAGTATAGTTGATAATTGTACTTTTAATGTACTTAATGTAAATAATTTACCTATATTTGATATAGAATATATTTTTATCAATATAAGAGCAAAATCGTTAGGAGAAAAGGCTAAATTTAGGGTGTTATGTCCTGATGACGGAAAAACTTATACTGATGTTGAAATTGATTTATCAAAAGTAGAAGTTATAGTTGAAGATAACCATACAAATAAAATTATAATTGATGAAAATAGACAATTAGGTTTAGTATTGAGATATCCTACAATTGCTAATTATGCTGTTCAAACTTTAAAAAAATTAAATAATGTTGAAGCAATTTTTTCATCATTAATAAAATCAGTTGATCATATTTTTGAAGGTGATAAGATTTATCCAGCAAAAGATTTAACTGAAACTGAATTAAAAGAGTTTTTTGAAAGTTTACCACAAGAAAACTTTTTAAAAGTAAAAGAGTTTTTTGACACGATGCCAAAATTAAAGGCAGAAGTTGAAGTTGAAAATCCAGTTACTAAAGTAAAGAGTAAAGTTATTTTTAGTGGTTTAACAGATTTTTTCGGATTGGCCTCTCCCATAATAGCCTAGAGGCTTATTTTGAAACTAATTTTGCATTGATACAACATCATAAATATTCATTAACAGAAATTGAGAATATGTTGCCTTGGGAGCGTGATATTTACATACAAATGTTAATTGACTACTTAAAAGAAGAAAACGAAAGAAGAACAAGAGAAAATAGTAAATGAACAAAGAGTCACACTTTAATACTAAATGGCGGCCTGCTATGGGTTGGTTATACTTAACTGTATGTTTATGTGATTTTATATTGTTTCCTGTGTTATGGAATATGGCACAAACAATATATTTAAGTCAGGTCGTATTAACACAATGGAGTCCTATAACATTAATGGGTGCAGGTTTCTTTCATATAGCTATGGGAGCAGTTTTAGGCATTACATCTTATGGTAGATCACAAGAAAAAATTGAAGATAAAAAAGTATCTTTACAAATGTCAAAATCAATACCACAAAAAAATATAGACGAACAAATAGGTTAATAAATGTCAGCATTATCAAAAATAATTACAGAAATGAAGAATACTGATGAGACATTAGGATCAACAGAAGCTAAAAAAATATTAGAGAGTTTAGCAAAATCAATGCAATCAGCTTATGAAGGCACTGATAAATCTATGACAGGCATGGTCGATAGTATGAGACCTAATTTTAAAAAAGAAATTATTGAATTAATTGCAAAATTAGAATCTGATACTCCTGGTGATAAAATAATAGCATTCGAAAAATTAAAAAGTTTGCAAGAAAAATTTGGTTTCTCTTTATTTTTATTTTTAAAAACTTTTGGTTTAAATATTGAAAAGTTAAATAAAGTTGTAGATAATATGGAAAAAAATGAACAAAAAAGACAAGAAATTATTGCTTCAGAACAAGCATTATTACAACAAGAAGGCGTTAATTACAAGACAGATGATAAAGGCAATATTCAAGTTTTAAATCAAAAAGAACGATTACAAGAAATTTATGATATACAAAATCAAGTTAATGAATTACGTAGTGATAGATTAAAATTACAAAAAGATTTTGAAAAAGGGCAACTTGATAGTGATAAATTTAAAGCTGATTTAAAAGTTTTAGATGATAGGGCTAAAAAATTAGAAGCTAGAAAAATCGGTGTAGGGTATGATGATCCTAATAGACCTAAAACATTAAGAGAGAAATTTACAGGAGCAGCACAAGGCGTAGGTGGCTTTTTTAGAGGTGAAAGAGGGCCTGAAATGGTGCAAATGGGTATGGGCGCTATGTATCAAACGGCCATGTCTCCAATAGAAGCTGGCAGACAAATGATGGGCCAACTTAATATGTTAACATTTGGTTTATCAGGAGCTATTACAAAAGGTATGGGTAATTTATTAAGACCTGTATTTAATCGTTTTACTTCAGGATTTGGTACTGGTTTATCATTGTTAGGTGATAAACTTTTAAAACCACTATTGTTAGTGGTTGCTGTATTGAGAGCAGGATTTTTGGCTATGTTGGCAAAACTAGGTTTATTAAATGTATTATCAGGTTTAGGTAATTTACTAGGCGTAAGATCATTATTTGGTAAAGGCGCAGCGGCCAATATGCAAGGAAAACCTGGTAAATTTCCTGTAAGAGGTGCTGGAATTTTAGCAGCAGGCACAGCTGTTTTTGGTGCTGCTCAGGATTTTGAAGACATTAATAAACGAAAAGACGCTGGTGAAATAACCGAAAGTCAAGCAAAAATAGAAAAAGGTGGAGCAGTAGGCGAAGCTGGCGGCGGTGTAGCAGGAGCAGTTGCAGGCGCAAAACTAGGTGCTGTTGTAGGTTCTGCTGTACCTATTGTAGGTACACTTGTAGGTGGTTTATTAGGTGGTGCTGCTGGATATTTTTTAGGAAGTAAAATAGGTAAAAAAACAGGTCAAGTTATAACATCAGCCGTAGTTGATAAAGATGTAGATGACGCAGGTAAGGAAGCTTTTTTAAGAAGAAAAAGAGATAGAGATAACGATATGCCGTTGGCTTCTGAATTTGCTAGTGTAAATGAACGATTTATGGATCAACAAAGAATTAAACCTACAACATCTAATAATAATGCAATCGTGGCACCAACAAATAATATTAATAATAGTTCTACAACACAGGTCGTATCAATAGAAACAGTTAATCCAGATAAGACTTATATAAATTTAAATCCAGTAATGATTTAAACGGTGGCCATTTCTAGCCACCGCCAAGTAGTGAGAGATTAATCCTCGTCAGCTAATTTACTAAAGTAAGACAACGTATCGTCATCATCACTAGCAGAGGAAGATTTGTTACTTTTTACTGTACCGTTCTTTTTTGTTGGAGGGAGGTCAACGTCTTCTACGGTATCAGCGTTCCTTGAGCCTGTAATTATCCTATTCAGTTTCTCTTTGAGTTCATCATAGGGCTTAAAATTACTTGCGGCTAAGAAAGGCGTTAGAGCATATTGCTT